GGATCTTTTGGAACTGGCGGTTGTGGAGGAGGTAATACTTGATCAATATTTTTAATTCCTAAAGCTTCATACATTTTTCTGTAAGACTCATACATATTATGCATTTGTGGATTAGACATTGATAATTGTAATTGAGTTTGAGCTAATTGAATTCTTTGTGTCATGGAAAATATATTAGGATCTGCTACAGGAATAATATCTATTCTATCATCAAAATCTGCTTGCTTAATTAATCTATTTCCACCCACAACATCATAAGGATATTCTGGAGGTAAGTATTGAGCAAATATATTTGATAATAATTTAAATTCTTCTTTTAAAGAGTTATAAATTCTTTTGTGGATTGCGCTCATAACTCGTGAGCCTCTTTCCAATAAGGCAACTGTTGTACCAACCGCTGCTCCTTGATTACCATCTCCTACTTGATTATCTGCAATTGAAGCAAATCTTTGACCAGCTTCAACAACAATACCCATTAATTGTAATAAGGTTTGTGATGGTTCTTTATAAGGAAGATTAAAGAATGCATCTCTCAAACTTCCGCCTGGTGCATCCACATCTCTCCACTCTCCTGGTTGTAAAGGTTGTGCATCATCTCTAACTCTTACACCTCTTTGTTTAAATCCAGATGGTAAATTAGCTAAAGTACCTGCATCTAGTAATTGGCGGAGAGCTACTGTTGCAGTTCTGCTCAATCCGCCAATCATATGAATAAGCCCAAATCCGTAGAAACCTAGTCCTGGTAGAAATTTAAAATGGACAAAGTATTGGACTTTCTTCTTCAGAGGGTCATTAGGTTGATAATTTCGTCTGATAGACAAAATTTTACGACCCCCAGCTTCCATCGTTACGATGTAAGGCAGTTTAATTCCTGTAGGTTCTCCTGTTTCTTGATCAACATCTTCAAAACCTTCAAGATCTAAATTGATATGACATTCTAAAATTGTATAACTTTGATCACTTCGATTCATAGTTTTAGTTGTACCTTCTAGTTTTCTTTCTTCTTCGTGAACTCTATCTTGCGTATAGGCTGGTGATCCCAATTCTATATCTCTATAGAATCCGGATACCTGTGCCTTACGTACGTCGTTCTCCGACATATACATACGTTGAATAACCGCTTCCGCATCTTCTAATGAGGTAGCAGAATACGGAACAATTAAATCATCCGCCTGTACAAATTTTGAAACTGCTCTTCCAACCATTTCATCATAATAAACTTTTTTAAATGATGAGCCGGCTAAAGGTAAATAAAATAACATTTGATCAAACTCTGCATCGTATTCTTTCATTTCCTGTGTCAATTGATAATTCATATAATCTTTAACACGCATTGCTTGATCTTCTTTTTCTCTGTTGGACGCTCCTACAATTTGAGTTCTAACAGGACCATTCGCTGGTAATAATTCTTTGTAAGCTGTGGCTTGAAACTGTGTGACTGCTTCAGCTAAAACTGGGTGAGTAGCACCTGAAGCTCCTTGGAAGGGTTGAGATCTTTGAGTATATTTAAATCCTAATAAATCTAAACCAGTTGTATAAGCTTGTTCCCATTCTCTTCGTGAAGCTCTATAGTCTTCGTATTGTTGATAAAGTTCTGAAGCTAATCTTCCTGTAACTTCATCACCAACTAATTCTGCTATATTTGTAAAATGATCTTCTCCTCCACTTGCAGCAACTTTACCTGGTTCAAAATCTATCTCCACTGAACCATCTTCATTTTGCTGAACGTCTACACCAGGATCAGCTTGGTTTTGTTGATTTAAAACTTCTATTTCTAAATCTTCTTGTGGATCAACTTTTACCTTTTCCCGTGTGTTCGGGAGCACTTTGTCTATTTCTGCCATATAATTCCTACGTTAACTTACTCTAACTTGTTTTGGTGCCGAATACAAGCCCATGATTCCTTGCGGAGTAGGCCCTGCTAATGGAGGGACTAAAGATTGTCTTCTTGCAATTGCACCTGTTTCTACTTCTCCACCTGTATTAAATCCTTTTTTATGTCTTTTCATCATATCGCTTCTTTGTGTTGCTACGATGATAGCTTCTTCTCTATCTTCATGAACACTCGTAGGTTCAATTTCTCCCCTTAAAATCATTTCTGTTAATTCATCTTCAGTATATGCTCTTCCATCATGAATACTTGGAATATTAATCCACATTCCTCCCATAGGAATGGTCACCGATTTTTCTGATACTTCTTCTCCAGTTGGAGTTGTATAAACACGTCTGTCATATTGTGTTACTTCGTCTGTTGGAGTTCCAACTAAACCGCGATCTGCATATCCAACTCTACCACCTCCAGCTTTTTTAGTAGGATCTTTTGTTTGTTTATACTGATAGTCTGCTAAGGGAGTTATATTTTCACTTTCATCCCATGTTGCATCTGGAAATTGGTGCTCAGTTTGATTATGAGTTTTAAAATCTTTATTGCTTTGAATCTCTACACCTGCTTCAAGTTCTTTAGCACTTTTACCTGCTAAATTTTCCATAGCTTGAACTACATCATCCCCCTCAGTAAAGATGTCTAAAGTTGTTGCTGAGTCAGGAGCAGTATCTTCTGGTCCCATACTGTTGAGGTCAGGTTCTAAATATTCAAATGTAGGTTTTTCTACTTCAACTTCTAGATTCTCTGTTGCAAATGGATGTTCTGGATCGGCACCATATTTTTGAAATCCTGTTTCACCTGGTTTGTAATATATGTGTCTGTTAGTCAAAGTATTGTTCGTTCCATCTGGAGACCAATGAATTGCAATTTCCCCACTTAAAGGATTTTGTTCCATAGTTACTTTTTTACCGTTTAAGGTAATACTATAAATATCTCCGTTGACATAATGTTTATCTGCCATCTCCACTAATTTTCCTTGTTCTTTAATTTTAGAAATTAATCTTGGGAACCATGCCGGCATTCCCTCGATACTACCAAATTGTTTTGTTCCTGCTTCTAAACCTTTTTTAAGAACTTGTTCGGTTGCTTTTTTTCCGCCTGTTTTAAATAATCCTGAAGCTCCCCCTACAACCGCTGCACCTAGTCCTGCTAACCATTTTAAAAATCCTCTTCTATCCATTCCACCAGTCTTCATGCCAACTCTTCCGCCTTCATTAAAGAAATCAAAATCATCAGCTCTATCTAAAGCTCTCACATCTTGTCTTTCATCTTGGAATAAATCAATTTGATGTTCCAAACCTGTTTGAACTTGTCTTTGTTGTCTTGGATCTAAAGTTTGTCCTCTTAATGTCATTTCTTCATCACCAAATAATCTATTGCCTAAACCGAATGGTAAACTTCCTTGTTTAATAAGTGACATGTAATTATCTGCATCCTCTTGTGTAATTTTTCCTCTAGCTAACATGGAATCTACAATTGCTTTTCCATCTCGGTAATCTTTATATTGAGCATAACCAAAACTTAAAGCTCCTAAGCCAAGAGTTAATGGTGCTGAAACTAAACCAGCTGCAACTGTAGTTCCTAAAGCTGCGGCTGCGCCAAGCCCTACTGCACCTCTTACTGCTAATGCACCTAATCCTTTTTTAGCTGCTTGTTTAGTAAAAGGAGAACCAATAATTGATTCAGTGAGTTTTTTAGTTAAAGGTTTAAGTCTTTTTTGAAATGCTAAATCTGTTCCAGCTGCTGCAGGTGACAAAACTGCATTTCTAAATGCTTGAGGTAAATTTTTCCAACCTTGAGTAGTTCTTAAGTCTTTTAATGTTTGTAAACCTAATCTTGATCTTTGACCTTCTGGTAAACTGTTATACCACTTTTCTGCAGCAGCAAGAGATGCTTTATTCTCAATTCCTAAAGCCCATAATGCATTTAATGGATCCGTGATCATTTCTCCAGCTTCCATTCCTTGTTTGTATTGCCACATTTTTTCTGGAATCATCATTGCCGGAATAGCTGCTTTCCAACTTGTTAAATATCTTCCTCCTGGTAATCCTGCTTTAGCTAACCCTTGTCCTGCTCCTAACATAGCGGGTAAAGCTGCAAATCCTGATTTACCTGGATTGTCTGCAATCCAGTTTAATATTCCGGTTTGAGTTTCTGGATCTCCTGTT